AAGAACGAAGATATTACTTTGTTTAGTCCAGAAGAAACCGGTGGATTGTATAGCTCCATGAACAACAACGATGACTTTAAAAGGCTGTACGAAAAGTATGAAAATAGTAGACATGTCAAGATGAAGAAAAAGATTAGTGCTAGAAAGTTGGCAGAAATTTTTGCCAAAGAAAGACTAGAAACTGGTAGAATATATGTTATGAATATTGACAACGCTAACGAGCATGGCTCTTGGCTTGTTCCAGTTTATATGAGTAATTTATGTCTCACCGGAGACACTAAGGTTGACGCAATTGTTGATGGCAAAAAGGTATTAATACCATTGTCAGAACTAGACGATATATTCAAAGCCGGAAAGGAAATAATGGTTCTATCTAAAAATATAGACTCTTCTGTTATTTCATATGAAAAGGTATCAGATAGCGCATTAACAGGCGAAGACGCAGAATTAATCCAGATAGAAGACATGGATTCTGGATTCACTATTAGGTGTACGCCAGAGCATAAGATATTTACAAAAAATCGCGGATACGTAGAAGCAAAAAATCTAGAAGAAAATGATGAATTAGATATTATACCATGATGTAAGATTTCTGTGTATACTAAGATAGAGATCATTCATCTTAGGAGCTAAGAAATGTACGAAATATACTGTTTAACATTCAAAGACACAAATAAAAAATATGTAGGATTTACTGGTCAAGGAGTAATAAATAGAATTCACAAGCATTACACCAATGCTAGTTACGGAATAGATTCTCATTTATATCGAGCCATTAGGCTTTATGGCATTGAAAATATTACTATTGAAATCTTATATTCATCAGAAAACAAGGACGAGGCACTTCTAAAAGAGCAGTATTATATTACTGAATTAGACACAATTAAAAATGGGTATAATGAAACATATGGTGGAGTTGGAGGATGGTCTGTTCCAGATCACAAGCTAGAGGCATGGAAAAAATCAATACAAAAAAGAACACAGGGTCTTGATAATCCAAACTCTAGGTCAATAACAAATGAAGAAATCTTAGAAAAAGCAGTAGAGTTTTACAAGGATAATAATAATAAGTTAATACGGGTGGCTTGGTTCAAATATTGCAAAAACAACAAGCTACCAGTTAGTTACACAAAATTTAGATTTGGTGGCGGTTATAAAAATTTCATCAGAGCATTGAAATCAAGGCTTAATGACCTAAATATACCACACACTGAAGATTCTTTTAAGCTTTCATACAATGAGCGATATAAAAAAGAATATAACGAAAAAATAAGTAAAACATTAAAGGACAAACATGCTAAAAATCCAAAAAATAAATGAACGATCCGACGTTTTTGATATCACAGTAGCAAATAATAATAACTTCTATGCTAATGGTATTTTAGTACATAATTGCCAAGAAATTATTCACCCAACTACTCCGATTTCTTCTATTGATGATAAAGAGGGCGAGATTGGTATTTGTATTTTGTCAGCACTAAACTTGCTAGAAATTGAAGATGATAAAGATATTGAGAAAGCGTGTTCTGTCGCCGTTAGAACTCTGGAGTCTATTATAGATTATCAAGACTATCCGGTGGCGGCTGGCGAGAACTTTACCAAGAACAGAAGATCGCTTGGAATAGGGATCACTAATTTTGCAGCATATTTAGCTAAGAATAAATTGAAATATGACGATCCAGAAACGCCCAAGCTTGTCCACGAAATGATGGAAAAGATTCAGTGGCATCTACTGAATGAGTCATGCAAATTGGCACATATCAAGGGGCCATGTGCAAAATTCCAAGAGACTAAATATGGGCAGGGATTACTGCCAATAGATTGGTATAAAAAAACAGTTGACGAACTGGTTAAGCCAGAGTATACTATGGATTGGGAAGGGTTGCGAGAAAGAATAAAAACACACGGGCTAAGACATTCTACGTTGACTGCTATTATGCCCTGTGAATCGTCTAGCGTGATCCAGAACAGCACAAATGGTATTGAGCCTGTCAGGAACCTAATGTCTTACAAGAAGGCTAAGAATGGCGTTCTAAAGCAGCTAGTGCCAAATTATATGTCACGCAAGAATTACTATACTCTAGCGTGGGAAATGCCCGATAATAAGGCTATCCTAAATATTTGTGCGGTACTACAAAAATTCGTAGATATGAGTATTAGCGTGAATCTATATTATAATTATTCCCACTATCCAGAAGGCAATATACCCTTGAGTATTTTGATAAAAGATCAGATTTATGGGTATAAATATGGCGTAAAGAACTTTTATTATTGCAATACTCCTGACGGTGATGGTCAAACAGAAAAGTCATCTGATTGCGAATCTGGATCGTGTGCAATATAAAGAGGTATTATCTTATGAAAACAATATTAAATAAAAATAACGTTGACTATTTAGCCCAGCCACTTTTTTTGGGCGAAGATTTATCTCTACAAAGATATGATAAATTTAAGTACCCAGTATTTTTTGATCTTTATAAGAAGCAACTTGAATTCTTTTGGCGTCCAGAAGAAATTGAATTAAAAAAAGATAGAAATGATTTCAAGAATGACGATATTATGTCAGAGAATGAGCGTTTCATCTTTACTTCAAATTTAAAATATCAAACAATGATGGATAGCGTCATTTGTCGTGGCGTTCCAACACTAACCGAATACGTTTCTAATCCAGAATTAGAAGCCTGCATGAACGTATGGCAATTCTTCGAACAAATTCACAGCTATAGCTACACATATATTATTAAAAATGTCTATAGTAATCCTAGTGAAATATTAGATAGTTGCCTAACAGATAAAGAAATTTTAAAACGAGCCAACGTAGCGATCAAAGAGTATAACGCTTTACGAGAGATAGGACATTCCGGCAAGCTTAAAGATATTAAAAAGCAGATTTACCTAACTCTTATTAGCGTTAACATTCTAGAAGCGGTGCGTTTTTATGTATCATTTATCTGTGCTTTTGCGTTCGCTGAAAATAAGAAAATGATTGGCAATGCCGATATCATTAAACTTATTAAGCGTGATGAAGCTCTGCACTTATATAATACTCAAGAGATTATTAAAATTCTTCGAAACAATCCTGACGAGGGGTTCGTAAAGATAGCAGAAGAATGTGAAGAAGATGCTGTCCGCATGTTTGAATCAGCGGCAGCAGAAGAAAAAGCTTGGTCAGAATATCTTTTTAAAGATGGCTCTATAATTGGTTTAAATGACAAGGTAATGGCAGATTATGTAGATTGGCTATGTATGACCAGAAGGAAAAACATTGGTTTACCATATGACAAGGGATGTAAAAATCCAATATCGGGATGGACTGACCCGTGGATGAATAGTGAGTCCGTACAGGTAGCACCACAAGAACATGAAATTACTTCATATAAAATTGGTGCTAGCAAAAACGATTTAGAGGACATGGACCTTGGAGGAATGGAAATATGACAATTTATGAAGATCGCTGGGATATTGATTATGATGTAATTAAAGTCTCATTATTAAATGAGCTAGCCAAGATTCCCACTAAGGCTAATATGAATGACGCCGGTTGTGATTTATATTCAACTGTAGAAACCGTCATTCCATCAAAACAACGCAAGACTGTCAGCACTGGGATAGCACTAGAGATGCCAGAACACATGGCTGGTTTAATATGGCCCAGATCGGGCTTATCAGTTAAACAAGGCATAGATGTTTTGGCGGGCGTGGTGGATTGTGGATATAGAGGAGAGATAATGGTATGTCTTTATAACACTTCTGATGAGAATGTTGTAGTACATATCGGGGATAGAATCGCTCAGATTATATTCCAAGAGGTTCCTCGCGTAAAATTGGAGGTCCATGCGACGTTAGGTTCCTCGCAACGAGGAGAAAATCGCTTTGGCAGCAGCGGCCTATAACAACCCGAAGAAAAACAAAAAGAATAAAACACAACCGAAACCAAACGTTTTAGTAGCTAAAACAGAAAATCAGAAAGAATATATACGTTCTATTATAGAGAACGATATTACATTTTGTACCGGTCCATCTGGAACGGGCAAATCTTTCATTGCCGCTGGCATAGCTGCTGAACACTTACTGAAAGATCAGATTGAAACTATAATAGTGACCCGCCCTCTAGTGTGTACTGGTAAAGACATAGGGTCATTACCGGGGGAATTAGGGGATAAAATCAAACCATATCTTCAGCCAATGGAAGAAAATTTAAAATATTTTCTTGGAAGAGACAAGTTTGGACTCTATTATAATACTAGAAGGATCAGATTTGAGCCTCTAGAAACCATGAGAGGATCAACTTTTCATAACTCTTATATGATTTTAGACGAAGCTCAAAACTGCACACTTGAACAAATAAAGATGTTCATAACACGCATGGGCGAACATTCCAAGGTCATGATCAATGGTGATACTAAGCAAACAGATTTATACGACACCAATGGATTAAATTACTGCTTAAGTAAACTTAAGGGCATTGATCGTATAGGAATTTGTGGATTAGATTATCATGACATTCAAAGAAATGGAATATTAGGGGCTGTTTTATACGCTTTAGAATCTTGAGGAAATATGCTATATGATTATAGGTGCGACAACTGTTCGCATGAAATGACTGATGTATACCAATCCATAAAAGACAATGCTTTGGTAAAATGTCCCAACTGTGGAAAGGACACCCTCTGTAGAGTAATATATGGTGGGTTAGGGTCTTTCATGAAAGACGCAAAAACTATAGGCCAAATAGCTGACAAAAATTGGTCACAGATGGGACACTATCAGCGTTCTGAAATTGAACACAAGGGTGTTGAAAATAAATCTAAAGAAGAATCTCCACTGTCAATCTTTGGAAGTGCTTCCAAAAAAGAAATCAGTAAAATGACCGTGGATCAAAAGAATAAGTACATTATGACAGGTGAAAAATGAAATTTATTGAAAAGCTTAACAAGGGCGATCTAGAGAAAGAGTCAGTACAACACCTTTTTAATTCAAAGGGCGTTTTGACTAACGATGAGGAAGATAAGATATTTGCTAAAACGCTTGAGATTGATCTTGGCAAGGGCGAGTTTCAGCACCAATATCTATTAAGAACATATAACAATATTCCACTAGACCCAATGGGTCCAGAGGCAAGAAGAGATATTTGGAGAAGAACAGAACTCAAACAGGTATCTCGTCAAACATTTGATTATTATATTATGTATCTAAGGACAAAAAACTCTCTATATTATACTAGAGCGCAAAGGAGTTTTATCAATGGCTAATAAAAAAGGACCACTAAGCAAGGTTGAAGTGTTTTATATTCAAGAACATGTTAAGCTTGGTAAGGACATACACGATATTGCTACCGATTTAGATCGTGGCATTAAGTCTATTGAAAAGTGCGTCACTAAGGCTCAAAAAGAATTTGCACCAAAGCCATTGACAACAAGTGATCAGTTTGCTAGAACTAAGGGGTCTGTGGTAATGACAGAAAATGCCTCCACTATGGGGGATGTTGTTCGAAAGAGAAAACTACCACCCAAAACCGAATCTTGCATTACTACTGCTAAAAAATAAAATCAGATGAGTAAGGTATTAGTCAGTTTTGCAACTGGACAAGATTATATTGATTTACTATCCATAGCTCTACCATCTTTTTATAGATACGGCAATCAGCACGATTATGACATTTTTATACCGTCTTTGTCAGAAGTGTCTAAGATATGTGCATCACTAGGTTGGAATAGCAATCGGCCAACCTCTTGGTTAAAAGTGCCAATTATTAAGTATTTGTTAGAGTCTTACGACATAGCGTTATGGGTTGATAGCGATGTGGTCATTAAAAAATTTGATAAGGATATTGGTGAAAATTTTGATAATACATTCATGCAAGGACTTGTCATCCACAAAGATAGACATGAAGGTGATGTTCCTAACTGTGGTATATGGTTATTAAATAAAAGCTCCATACCTCTATTATCAGACTTATGGAACCAAACTGATTTTATTCATCATAAGTGGTGGGAGCAAGGCGCTAATGTTAAATTAATATCAGAAAATCAAGACTATAAAAATGGTATCCTATCACTCCCATACGAATTTAATGTACATAAAAATGATGTTAGATTTAATGAGCAAGAATATTTAATTACCGGAAGGTTCTTACACGCCACGATGTGGAACAACAGAAAAGAAAAAATGAAACAATGGGCAATATGCTAAAAACACCGCTTTGTGAACTATTTGAAAAATATGGTTCTGATAAATGTGAGAGTATTTTTCATACTTATTCAAAATATTATTATGCCATTACAGAGCAAATAAGTGTAAATAATGTGTTAGAAATTGGAGTAGGTACGAAAAATATTATGGCACCAATTGTTGGACAAGGATACATAGAGGGTGCTAGTTTAAAAGCTTGGAGAGATTTTTTCCCAAAAGCTACCATATATGGCTTAGATATAGATACCTCTGTCTTATTTGAAGATACAAGAATAAAATGTTATTTTGTTGATCAGTCTAATGTAAAATCTATTATGACAACTGTTGACCAGATTTTTAACGACAACAATATTAGTACTTTTGATATCATCATAGATGATGGTTCTCATATTTCACAACATCAGCTGTGTTCATTAAATGTGTTATCAAAATTTGTATCAGTTGGCGGTGTTTACATCATTGAAGATATTCAAGATAATGAATTACAAATATTTACTAAGAATATACCTTTAGGATTTAAAATTTTGTGCATGTATAGCGGAAATCACAAAAAATCAAAAACGCAAGATAACTTTATAGCATATAAGAGAGTTTTATGACAACCCTAATTACGTCACATGACCTGTGGCTTCAAGAATATAGAAAAGACAAATATAAGGTTTGGATCAGAGCCACGCTATCAAGTGAAATAGACTACTATTTACCAGATCATCAGTCTTGGCTAAAGCTTAAAGATATATGTCAAAAACAAAAATTAAAAGTGATCAAAGTGGGCCTGCAATACCGATCACATTATGTAGAGGTTGACACGGCGGATACCGATGGTGTATACTTGATACGCTCTCTTATTGGAATGATGGGAGAAAACAGTAGACAGTCCATAACCATAGGCAAGCTTTATGGGACTAAATTGAAAAAAGAACTATGGGTTACGCCAGAGTTGGTATCAGAAATTAAAGATGAAACAGATGTTGAAGATTGCTTTAAGGAAGCACTAATTTTGAATTATGAAACCCAAGAAACCAAAACCAGAACTGTTTAATAAAGACTACCAGAAGCAGTGGTCTGAAACTCATAAATATAAACATATTCATACTGGTGAATATTGTACATTTGAAGCATATGTTGCTGAATATCTTATTTTGCGACGTTCAGAAAGGTTGAACTTAGGGAAGCCCTCTTATAAATTTTGGACTAAGGGCGATCCTTTACACTGGATATGGAAAAAACAATATGGTGCTGCTATACAGTTGAAAAAGAAATATAGCGAAGAAGCTATACTAAGTGCTATTAAGTCCAAGGATTTTGATAGGCTATTAGTCATTGGCATACAGAATGGCAGAGGATACAAAGTCAATCCAGAGGCTGAAAAGGTAATAGCCAAGCATCAAAAACAAATTGAAGAAGCTAATAAAAAAATTGAAGTAAATCTAGAAGTTGAAGAAAAAGAATTACCCAGACTTGAAACTAGAGCTACTCAAAGCTATAATACAAAAAGGACAACCATGAACAATTTGAGGAACCTATGAGCAAAGTAAAGAAGCCAAGTAAGTTTACAGAGGATGCTGTTAGCAACACGATTGTCAGCAAGTATGGCGATGTTGTTAGAAGTGGCACGGAAGTATTAGCAAATATCAACAATCTACAGGTTGTTGGTTTATCGCCAGCACTAGACATTGCTCTTGGTGGCGGCATTAGAGAAGGGTCGGTAGTTGTCATGACGGGCGACCCCAAGAGCGGTAAAACCACTACTGCGCTTCATTTTGCTGCCAAGTGTCAAAAAAAGGGTAAAAGAGTTATCTATCTAAACACTGAAGGTAGATTATCTAAGCATAATTTTGATGGGATTAAAGACTTACGATCAGATGATATTTTAATTGTCGAATCCACAGACGAAAGAGTATTATCCGCAGAGGACTTTTTAAATATTATTGAGTACTATATTAATAATGATCCCGGCTGTTTAATCATAGCAGACTCATTATCTAATATGGTTCCAGCAGTAGAGCTTGAGGGCGAAGTCAGAACAGGCGTAAGAAACGCACTGCCAAGACTACTATCCATGTTTTTTAAGAGAATTAGTGGAACTCTTATGAAGAACAAGACTATATTAATATGTATCACGCACAATATTGCTAACACTGGCGGTTCTCCATACGCACCACAAAAGATGGCAGATTGTGGAAATATGTTACAATATCAAGCTGGCACAAATATGGTAATTACCCACAGAGGAAAGTGGCAAGTTCCCAAAGATACTGGCACACACGTTGGGCAAATTGCTAACTGGAACGTAAAGACTTCCTGTGCTGGCGGCAAGCCCAATAGCACAGCGGAAGGGTGGATTAGATATGGCGTTGGTGTGGATGAAGTACAGGAAATTATTCAAATCGCCTGCGAGTTTAGGCTAATTAAGGCTGCTGGTGCTTGGTATACCATATCGTGTGCTTCTGAAAGCCCAGACCATGCCACAATCAAAGAATACTTATCATCTAAGAATGCGTCTACTCCAGAAGAAATAGAAAAAGCTCTGAAGTTTCAAGGCGTAAATGCTGTTGCTGAATTTTTGAATGAAAATCCTAAGATTGCAGATTTTATCTATGATAAGATTAAGGAGCTAAATTGAAGGTAGTAGGAATAAACGGTAGAGAATATGTGTGGAATCTTACTAAGTATGATGTATTTTACGATGACACACGTAAGCGTTCTAAATACCATCTTCGTGCTAGAAATTTATTAAAAGAGATATACAATAGTTATAGAATTTTAGAAGAAGTAAAACTACCGGGAAGCACACTGCCTCATAGAAAATCTGTTTTGTACCTTGACTTTTACATTCCTTCGATTAAAAAGGGAATTGAGGTTCATGGGCAACAGCACTACGAATACTGTGAGTTTTTCCACAAGAGTAAAGCAGATTTTATCAAGTCAAAAGTCCGCGACGAAGATAAGATATGTTGGTGTGAACTAAACGACATTGAGCTAATAACCCTAAAATATTCAGAAAGTGATGATGAGTGGCGACAACGTATTAAAGGCGTCTGAGAAAATATCTGAACATATAAATAGTATTAATGACTATGTTAACATAACCAACACAAAGTTTGTTGGATTTAAGGAAGAGTTTTTGTTAGTAGCAGACTTGCCACTAGATAGCCTAAAGAAACTAACACAACAAGAAACGTTCGATGCGGCTTATTTGCTGTATGGATATGCTACTTATATACAGGACGAAATCAATAAAAATAAGATCGCATTGTCTTGGTGTCATGATGAGATGGAAAAGATGATCGTAAGAAATCCAGAACAATTTGGTCAATACACAAAGCATGAATCTAAAAAGTATATTTTAGCCCAAAACAATTCTTACGCCGCCTCTTTAGAAAATATGCGACAGGTGGCAGAGGGTAGACTTCAAGCATTAGAAGGCAAAGTGTTCGAACTAAAAAGAAAAGCCGATATATTGCTAGAGAAAGGAAAGAGACAATGAACAACTTCGATGAATTTTTATCATCACTATCAGACGAACAAAAGAAAAAGCTCGTAGAGTCTTTACTATCACAGTCAACCGCTAGTAAGCAAGAAAAAGAACCTCAAACACCAAAAGTGAAACAAAAGCCATCCACGCCACCACCTGTCACCGTGGATGAAAACTTCGTTGTAAGAAAGACAGATACTTCTAATAGTAGGAGAAGAGAACCGGTGAAAGCTAGAAAGAACGATTGGGTTGATACTGGAGAGTTTAAAGATATTGAAACACCGCAGGGTGAACGTACTCCACGAAACAGACCATCACATAAAAAAATAGATGTAGAATGTAGTGTTTGTGGTAGAACTTTTAAGACAGACCCAAAATATGTTTATGGAGAATACCATCGTTGCAGTCGATGCACAGGTAAATAATGGAAACTAAACTAACAGACATAGGCTCTGAACGTGCAGTACTTGCTGGAATAATGCAGCATGGTATGGATGGCTATGTGGCAATATCAGATTTAATTACGCATGAATCTTTTGGTCATGCTAATAATCAGATTATATACAAGTGTGTAGAAAAGGTAGTACAAAATGATCAGAAGGTAGATATTCCATCGTTATTATCTGCCGCCAATCAGCTTGGATTATCGGAGAGCATCAACACACCACAAGAGCTTAAATATATCAAGTCTCTATTTGATTTTCCAGTAAGTAAAGAAAACATATTTAGTTTTGCTATTCAAATAAAGAAGTTTGAATTTGCTAGGTCTATTAAAAAGTTAACACACAAAATCCATAAAGATATTGATGATGTTACCGGGTCTGAGTCTATTAATGAAATTATTCAGATTCTAGAAAATCCCGTTACAGAATTCCTCAGAGAAGATGACGGTGGCGACACTCCAGAAAAGATAGGAAAAGGCATTGATGAATACGTTCAATTCCTACAAGATAATAAGTGCGATATTATCGGTATACCAACAGGATTCAATAGATATGATACTGCTATTGGCGGTGGCCTAAGAAGAAAGTGTGTTGATCTTGTTTCTGCTAGACCAAAAGTTGGTAAATCAGTATTTGCAGACAATGTTGCTCTCAACGTTGCAACGGGCGGTATTCCCGTTCTGATGCTTGATACAGAAATGAGCAAAGAAGACCATTTGAATAGATTACTAGCAAACATGAGCGGTGTTCCAATCAATGAAATTGCTACTGGTAAATTCGTAGACGATGAGGATAAATTATATAAAGTACAAGAAGCGGTTGCAAAACTACAAGATATCCCATATTCCTACGTAAGCGTTGCTGGAAAACCATTTGAGCAAATTTTAAATCTAATCAAAAGATGGGTTGTGCAAGAGGTAAAAGTAGATGATACTGGCAAGACAAATGACTGCGTAATTATATATGACTATCTTAAGTTAATGTCATCTAGTTCAATCACAAATAATATTCAAGAGTATCAAGCTTTAGGTTTTCAGATTACTTCTTTACACAACCTTTGTGTTAAGTTAGATATACCGTGCTTGTCTTTTGTGCAGTTAAACCGTGACGGTATCACAAAGGAAAGCACTGACGCCGTAAGCGGTTCAGATAGACTAATTTGGCTATGCACATCGTTCTCAATTTTTAAAATCAAATCTCCAGAAGAACTAGCAGAAGATGGTCCAAATGCTGGTAATAGAAAATTAGTTCCCATCGTTGCTCGACATGGTGGTGGTCTAGATGATGGAGATTATATTAATATGATTATGCAGGGCGCACACGCTAAACTAAAAGAATTAAAAACACGTAATGAATTTAAGAATCAGCCCGTTGGTGATACGGGACTAATCGACTCAGAATCTCTAATAAAGATAGCGATAAATGGAACTACAGACGATCAAGAAAACGCTGAATAATAAAGCAGAATTAGTTTTCTCTAAGCTTGGTATGAAATATGAAGTCTTTGGGGATAATATATATTCAACTTGCCCAGTTCATGAATCTAGCGATAATCCAAGAGCATTTTCGTTTTCTGTAGATAAAGGAATATGGAAATGTTGGACTAGAGATTGTCAGCACCAATATAGAAATGATATATTTGGATTAATTCGTGGGGCATTATCAAACCAAGAAGGTAAAGACGTTGGTTTTGGTGGTGCATTAAGATGGGCCTGTGATTTGATTAACGTAAAACAGGCTACCACAACAGCCATACCAGAAGGAAGCCAGCCTAATGACTTCCAGACGCTTGTGGCAATGTTTAATGAGGAAGTGACACATAAAGACTATGCACCAGTTGCAATCGAACAACTGCAATGTCCTTCACAATATTTTGTTGGAAGAGGATTTAATCCTAAAACCCTAGAGTATTTTGGTGTCGGGGATTGCTCAAATACAAACTCTAAAATGTATGACCGTGCCGTAATCCCAATTCATAATGATTCTGGAGAGATAATGGTTGGTCTTATTGGAAGATCAATCAAGGAGTATAAAACACCTAAATTCTTATTATATCCAAAGGGTTTTAATAAGGTTGATTTCTTCTATAACTATCATAGGGCAATTAAGAGCGTAGAAGAAACTGGATATTTATTTTTAGTAGAGGGACAGGGTGATGTTTGGAAACTTTATGAGGCTGGAATACATAATGCTATGAGTCTTTTTGGTAAGACTCTTAGCAAAGAGCAAGAATCAAAACTGTATAAAATGCCAGTTACGCATATTATAGTACTAACAGATAATGATCAAGCTGGTAGAGAAGCTAAGACCCAGTTACAGCGTCAACTCAACAGATCATATAAATTAAGTTTTCCAAAACTTACCACAAAAGATGTTGGCGAAATGACAATAGATCAGATCAAAGATAATATATTTCCACAAATAAAGGGATTAAAAGTATGAAAATCATAGGTATATCTGGCAGAAAGCAGGCCGGTAAGAATACTGTAGCCAATTATATTAATGGCTGCGTGTTGAAAACTAGACAAATGGTTCATGATTTTTATATAGACGAAGAAGGTCAGTTAGTCATTAATACAGAAGATTCTAACGGCACGAATGGTTATGGCATCTTTGATGTTACTAGAAAAGATGGCGCATTTGTGGAATACGCCGAAAAGGAACTATGGCCATATATTAAAGTTTATCATTTTGCCGATCCACTAAAAGACATGGCTATTAATTTATTCGGCCTTAACTCAAAACATGTTTATGGGTCAAATGAAGATAAAAACATGGATACGGAATTAGAATGGAAGAATATTCCGCTTAGTAGCAAGAAGGCTGGAAATCCGACCGTAAGAGAATTCTTAGAGCATTTTGGCACAAAGATTATTAGAAAGATTAAAAATGATGCTTGGTCTAGATTTTCTCTGAATAAAATTATTACAGAAGGTTCAGAAATAGCTATAGTTCCCGATGTAAGATTTCCAAACGAAGTAGATGCTATTAAAGAAGAGGGCGGTGTAGTAATAAGATTAACTAGAGATATTTATAATAGCGATGCGGAAGCAGAAAAAGCTCTAGACAAAGAAGTGTTTGATTGGAATAAATTTGATCTAGTTATAGACAATCAAAATATGGCACTAGAAGAATTGTGTGAGACATTGAAAACAAACACCATGCTATGGAGTTAATATGCTAGTAACCTATATACGATCTTCTAGTTACAATAATTATTCATACTGCCAAATGCAGTATTTTATAACCTATGTGCTAGGTCATCAACCAGACAGCGGAAAGAAAGCGGAACTTGGCACCATAGTTCATAAGGTCATGGAGACTTTGGCTAGGTTTAAAAAATATCAGCAAGATCATCCAAAGAAAACTACATTAACAATTAATGATGATGCTTTGGGCGATGTTAAAATTAAGAAATCAGAACTATTTACAAAAGAGCTAATAGAAGATATCTTACAAAAGAGTTTCACCTTTTATACTAAAGACTCTAAGAATAGTTTTACTAAAGGCGACAAGGAAACTTGCCTTAAACTAGTTTGGGACACATTAAATTATAATGATGGACAGTTTGATCCTAGATATAGAAATATAGTAGCGGCAGAGCCACACTTTGATATACCCATCGATGAAGATTGGGCGTTTTATGAGTACGAAGTTGATGGCAAAAAGGTTGCTGGACAATTAGCTATTAAGGGGACTATTGATCTTGTAACAGAAACAGCAGATGGTATTATTGAGGTTATAGATTGGAAGACCGGGAGGCGTCTAGATTGGGCGACCGGAGAAGAAAAAACTTATGAAAAGTTATGTTCTGACCCACAATTATTGCTATATAATTATGCAATTTCCAAGCTATTTCCAGACTACCAACAGGCCATAATGAGTATCTTTTTTATTAAAGATGGTGGCCCATTTTCCATGTGTTTTGACAAATCTGACCAAAAACGCTTTTTGGACATGTTAAAACAGAAGTTTTCAGATATCAAAAATAACAACACTCCACGACCTATTTCACAAAATAGAGATAATTGGAAATGCACCAAATTATGCCACTATTGTAAGCATAAATGGCCCGAAACCGACCAAAACATGTGTATATACATAGAGAATAGCTTAAAAACCAAAGGAATGGAGCAGACCATAAAGGATTGCACCAAAGACGGTTTTGAGATAGGGTTTTATTCTGCTCCCGGTTAAGAGGTAAAAATGTCAGATAAATTACTAACTATTGCGATGGCGACACATGATGATTATGATGGAGTATTTTTCTCTGTTCAGTCATTAAGAATTTACCATGATATATGTAAGACTGACGCTGTTCAGTTTGTTCTTTTAGACGGTAATCCGACTAGTGAACATGGTAAATCTTGTAAATCGTTCATAGAACAGCAAGTGAGAGGAAAGTATATTCCATATCACGAAGTTCCTAGTTCTTTTAATAAGTACAAAACGGTAGACCATGCTGATGGTCAATATGTTTTAATAATGGATTGCCATGTTTTATTAGAGCCAGATGCAATATCATCACTAATACATCACTTTGCGAATAATCCAAACTGCAAAGACTTGATACAGGGTCCGTTGTGGTATGATGACTTAATAAATGTATCAACGCATTTTGATCAAAAATGGAGCGGAGATATGTATGGTACTTGGCAAACCAATAAAGCGGCATATGATAAAGGTGATCCCTTTGAAATTGAAATGCAGGGTATGGGTTTATTAGCATTTGAAAAGTCTGCTTGGAAAGGCATTAATCCACACTTTAGAGGATTTGGGGCAGAAGAAGGATATATAGCAGCAAAGTTCAAAGAGTGGGGAGGCAAAAATATATGCCTACCATCTTTAAGATGGAACCATAGGTTTGGAAGACCAAATGGTGTTAAATACCCACTAATATTAGAAGATAGAATTTGGAACTATTTTATTGGATGGTTAGAAATAACGAAAGACCCCAACCATCAAATGATACAAGACATAAAGAAATACTTTTCAGAAAGAATTCCAGCCGGTAGCGTAGATAGTATTTTAAAATCTGCTATCGAAAAAATATTAAACTAGGAGACAATTATGCCAATTCCCAACAGAAAAAAAGATGAAGATAAAACCAAGTTTGTTTCTCGTTGCATGAGTAGCGAGGTAATGAAAAAAGATTACCCAGACTCAAAACAGAGAGTAGCCATCTGTATAGATCAAGCCACGGCAGATTGCGATTGCGTAGAGGCTGCTGATTTCAGATTAAACTTTGAAACTGTAGGGTATGAAGAAGAATTAGATGAAAACAATTTATACATTCCAACAGAAGCAGAATATGTAGACTTTGAAGAAGAGGTTGAAGAATTTGATATTGCTGCCGAAAAGCCGGGACTGTGGGAAAATATAAGAAAGAAAAAAGAGCGAGAAGGGAAAAATTATAAGCCAGCAAAACGCGGTGATCCAGATCGTCCAGACCCCAAGTCTTGGAAAAAGGCACAGTCTGGTGGCGATAATGAAATGGCAATAGAGCAACTACAAAAGATGCACGATCAGCTAATGGAAATAGTTGCCAGTTTACAATCAATGAATATACCAGTTGAGTTTCAAGATTGGACAAAAGATATGATTTCCAAGGCAGAAATATATGTACAAAATGTTTATGATTTTGTAAAATATTATGAACCCGGAAAATATGAAGATGAATATAAAGAAGAAGAAGAAGATGATGAGAAAGAGGAACCATCTGAAACAGAAGACACAATGGATATGGAAGAAGGTTCTTATGAATATAAAGACCCAAAAACTGGAGAAATCTATACTTACAACCGTCGCGGATACTATGAAAAAGACGGCACGATTCTTATCTATATTGGTAGAGCAGAAGAATACCAAGGACGCAAAGTAAAACTAAATAAACCTTTTAGAACACCAAGTGGCCCAAAGAAATTTGCGGTATATGTAAAGAATGAAAGCGGCAACGTAGTTATCGTTCGCTTTGGCGATCCTAATATGAAGATCAAGAAAAATATTCCAGAGCGACGTAAGAGTTTCAGAGCTAGACATAATTGTGATAATCCCGGCCCGAAGTGGAAAAGTCGCTACTGGGCATGTAAATCTTGGTGATAACATGCGTACTTGTCGCAAATTGTGATAATTATAAACACTATTTACAGGGTGACGCCACGCATGGCACTAACAAGACGATGGAATAGACATTTATCAGACAATAACATGAGTTATCGTGAACACTTTAAGTTTGCGGTAGGTCATGGTCTGATATGTTTAGAGGCTGGGTTGTTATTAATTATTCACGGTTTTTTCCCTTGCTTTTTTGAGCATACGGGATCATTTTTGGTAAACAAATTACAACAGTCTTTTAAAATTCATAGAAAAGAAACTACAAAAAAATAGGAGATGAGCATGGAAAAAATTGATCAACAAGTTATTGATCTATTGAAGCAATCACTAAACATTCACTGGCAGCAAACAATTTCGCTAACCGCACAAGCAGAACATCTTGAGCGATGGGGATACAATAAACTAGCAGCAATTATCAAAGCAGATGCGAAAGAAGAACAAGAACACGCATCGATTAACATGAAAAGATTAGAATTTTTTGATGCAGACTATCAACCATTGGTAGTCAGCCCTCCATCTTGGAAGCGTCACGATATGCTAGCTATGATCCAATATAATCTAGATTCAGTGCGTGAAGCATCTGCGGCAGAAAGAGCAACCATCGTTGCTGCTAGGGCCATTGGTGATGAAATGACCGCAAATGCCATGCTCCCACTACTACAGGGTAGTGAAAAAGGCATCATTCTTTATGAAGGTTTTCTAAAGCTTATTGAAGAGATGGGGTTGGTAGATTTCTTGTCGCTTCAAGTTTAACAGTTGCAAAACGGCTGGTTGTTGGTATAATAGGATAGGTTGCTTAGGAACTTTGATAGAGGAAATATATGTTGAATTGGTGTCCATTAAGGAATTACACCCACTATAGTTTGCTAAAAGGTTTTTCAAAGCCGGATGAGCTAGCACAAAAGTGCAAGGAAGAGGGCTATCCGGCCTGTGGAATTGCTGATTATAAAACCATATCTGGTGCCGTAAAGTTCTACAAGGCTTGTAAAAAGGTTGGGATTAAACCAATCATTGGTTGCTCATTTGATAATTCTACACTGTTTGCAAAAAACAAAGACGGTTGGCACGATCTCATTAGGCTAGTATCGTCGCTAGACACTGATGGCAATGTGTCTCCAAGTATTTGGTCTAAAGTTTTGAGTGGTGGAAATGTTATCAATGTTCCACACAATAACGACCTATCAAATATTATGCCAGTAAGTTACTATGTCAATAGCGAAGATGCTAAATTACATAGAATATTGCTATGCTCTGAACTAAAGACCACTTTGCCCAAGGTAAACAAGTTGGTGCATAGCGGAGAAATATCAAAGGAATTGGCACATCAATTTACGCATGATGATCTTTTTGTTATAGGAAAAGACCAAGTAAACTCAATTCTAAAAAACACAACATCTAAAAATAAAGAATATGTAGAGACTATTATTAATAGTTGTGAAGAATATGATATACTAAGTAAGCCAATGCTTCCAGCTTTTCCCTGCCCAAATGGCGAAACAGAAGAAGATTATCTAAAAGAACTATGTCGCGTTGGCTGGAAGAATCTACTAATAGAAAACAACAAAGTGTCTAAACCAGAAGACAAAGAGAAATATCTAGAAAGATTTAAGGAAGAATTTGATGTTATTAAGGGGGCTAATCTATTCGGATATTTTTTGATAGTACAGGACATTATACAATATGTAAATGATCAAGGGTGGCTATCTGGTCCCGGTAGAGGTTCTGCTGCTGGATGTTTAATCTCATATTTAATTGGTATTACAAAGATTGATCCTCTAGAGTTTGATCTACTGTTTTCAAGATTCTACAATGCTGGACGAAATAGTGCTGATCATATCTCATTGCCAGATATTGACATGGACGTTCCAGCAAAGCGTCGTGATGAAGTACTACTGTACTTAAAGAATAAGTATGGACACAACCACGTTAGCCAAATGATTACGTTCGGAAGACTACAGGGGCGTAGTGCAATTAAAGAAGTTCTTCGCGTAAACGAAGCTTGTTCTTTTGCAGAGATGAACGCTATAACAAAGAGTATTCCCAATGAAGCAGAAATATCTGACCAATTAGCAGATATGGATGATGAAGATCGTTCTATTATTCGTTGGGCATTAATTAATAATGCTAATGAGCTTAGAGACTTTTGTTATATCAACGAGGATGGGAAATTAGATGGTGACTATGCAGAGTACTTTGATCAAGCTATAAAGATTGAGGGTACTTTTAAAACACAGGGAAAACATGCGGCTGGTGTGGTTATATCAAAATATAAACTATCAGACGTATGCCCAATGGTGGATCAACGTGATTCATCTGAGAAAATAGCTGGACTAGAGATGTCTGATTTAGAAAGTCTTGGGCATGTCAAGTTTGATGTGTTGGGACTTTCTCTGCTGGACAAACTAATGTTTATTAAAGAGATAAGGAAACAATAAATGGCTAACAGGGACTATATAATTTTTGATTGGGAGACAGGATCACGTAATCCACATAAGACACAGCCAACGCAAATCGCCGCTATAGCATTAGATGGTCGAAGCTTAACCCTTAAGGGAACATTCAATAGTGAAATTAAGCCAATCTTGGATGACGAAAAGGCCATTGCGGCGGGCCTTGATCCAATTCAAGATGAAGCCTTGAGGATAACCGGTAAAACAAGAGAAAAGCTAGAGCTGGCACCGTCATTAAAATCGGTATGGAATAAATTCACCAAGTTTGTAGATCAGTATAATTGGAAGGGAGAACCATTCTTTGCACCCATCCCAGTTGGTTTTAATATTATTGGGTTCGATATGCATATTATAAATAGACTGTGTAAGGAATTTGGGCCTTGGGACAGTGAACGAGAACAGCAAAAACTATTTAGTAAAGTATATAAAATAGATATTATGGACAATGTGTTTGCGTGGACAGAGGGTGATCCAAGTATCAAGTCTATAAGTATGGACTCACTAAGAGAACGAATGGGTCTAAGCAAAGAAAATGCACACGATGCTCTACAAGACGTTAAAGATTCTGCTAATATCTTTATCAAATTACTAAAAACACACAGGTCAGTATATCAGAATATTACCTTTGACAAGGCTTTTGCCAATGGAAATTTATATGTCAAATGATGTTGAAACCAAAGTATTTAAATCTCTTATGTCTAGAATAAAGGTTAGTTCTAGAGAAACTATAATAAGAAGTACAACATCATATAGCAGAGGTAGAAAACATGCATTAGAAGTTAGTATAGACTGGAAAGATTTGAAAGATCAATATTATAAACAAAACGGAAAATGTTATTGGTTAAATATAGACTTAAATCTTTCAGACAATTTGATTAGCTGGCATCCTTTAGCTATTAGTTGTGACAGAATTGACAACACTATTGGCTATACAAAAGAAAATATTGTAATTTCTTCTAGATTTGCAAATCTTGGTAGAGGGGCAGCCAGCAAAGATTTATTCATATCATCACTTAATAAAATAGTATCAAGCATTAAATATGGAATATAACGATCAAAAAACTTGGCAGTTATTTGCAGAAGGCAAAACAAAGGGTATCTTTCAGTTAGAAAGTAATCTTGGTAAGTCTTGGTCTAAAAAATTAGCACCAACAAATCTAGAAGAATTGTCAGCTTTAATTGCTATCATTAGACCGGGAACGCTCAAGGCTTTCGTAGATGGTAAGAGCATGACACAGCACTATGTTGACAGAAAACATGGTCGTGAAGAAGTAACTTATTTACATGAGTCATTAGAAGAAATCTTAAAGCCTACATATGGAATTCTTGTATATCAAGAGCAATCTATGCGTATTGCTCAAAAGATTGCGGGTTTTAATCTTCAAGAGGCTGACGTTCTTCGTAAAGCCATTGGTAAGAAAAATGCTGCACTTATGAATGAAGTTAAAAAATCATTTATAGAGGGCGCACAGAAGGTCAACATAGTCACAAAGGAAGAGGCAGAACAAATATTCGGATGGATTGAAAAGTCATCACGTTATGCCTTCAATAAATCTCATAGCGTATCATACGCAGTATGTTCTTATTGGAGCGCATATTATAAAGCCCACCATACTCAAGAGTTTTTCTTATCATATTTGTATCATGCTATAGAAAAACAAGACCCACAGAGAGAAACATACGAATTAATCTCAGAAGCTAAACTATTCGATATACAAGTCAAGACCCCTTCACTGGCAAACTATGCTAGTAAATTCAATTTTACTAAGGGTAAAATCTACTTTGGGATTAAAGATATAAAGTCATTGACGGGCAAGACGGGCGACAAGCTAATAGAATCCATTAAAGAAGCAGAAGCTGAACTATCTAAGCCCATCACAAAGTTTAACTGGCTAGAGATATTACTATATCTAAGCCCAAAGATTAGCTCGACAGCATTTAAGGCATTAGCATCAGTTGGATTTTTTAGAGATTTTGAAGATAAGATCACAAGAAATAAGGCTTTATATGATTACGATATATATAGAGTTTTAACCAAAGCTGAACAAACTTGGATCAAAGAAAAGTACTCAGACAAAAAGTGGAAAACATTTGTAGAGTGCTTAACAGACTTAGCCCCAACGAAAAAAGAGGGTGGCGGCACAAGTAAAGCTGATAGAAAACAAGCAATAGAGAATGAAATTCAGCTTTTAATTAACCCACCGTATGACCTAGAGGACGAGCCAAGCTGGTTAATAGACCAAGAAGTAAAGTTTTTGGGTTGTCCGGTGAGCATGACAAAGGTAGAAACAGCGGATACTTCTGCGGCCAACACCACCTGTAAAGAAATAATAAATGGTAAAAGGGGCAAAGATTTATGCGTTGTCGCTAACGTACAGAGAGTGGCCGATTATAAGATTACAAAGGGAGAATCTAAGGGGCAACTTATGTCATTTTTAACAATTGAGGATGACACTTGCATACTAGATAGCGTCATAGCCTTTCCAAAAGTAAAAGAGAAATATAAGTATATTCTATATGAAGGTAATAATTTAATCTTTTGTGGCTCAGTTGCCGAACATGATAATTCTTTTGTTATCAATCAGATACATGAAATTTAGTTTGTGTTTTTTTGGTTTGTTACTGCTAATATATTAGGATCAAGGAGACTAGAATGAATATATGTTCTTTTACCGGTTATTTGGTAGAAAACCCTAGAATAACCGAAGTTGGCGATGTTATCAAAGCCGAATTTGTTATGGTTGTTTATACGTATAGAAAAACTAAAAGTGGCGAGAAGAATAGAATTCCCACATATCTCAACTGCGAGGCTTGGCATACCGGTGCTGAGACTCTAGAAAAATATGCCACAAAAGGCACAAAGCTTAACGTACATGCTTCTGCTAAAAATCTGTCTAAAGATAATAGAAGTATAGTGTTTCGTATTAATGAATTTGATTTTTGCCATCAAGACTTTGAAGATTAATTATGAGAAAAAAAAGGATTTTATTCTGTAGCGAGGCTACTTTTCTAAATACTGGTTACGCTACCTATACTAGAGAAATTCTAAATTATCTCCATAGTACTGGTAAATATGAGCTTGCAGAAATGGCGGCTTATGGCGAAAGAAATGATAAACGGGCCGCTAATATTCCTTGGAAGTTTTACGGCGTAGTTCCTTCAGATAACGCTCCAGAAGAAGAAAAGGCTCAGTACGCTAACAATCCAACGGCGCAGTTTGGAGAACTGATGTTTGAGTCGGTTTGTCTAGACTTTTTCCCAGATATTGTTTGCGACATACGAGATTTTTGGATGTTAGATTTTGCTGAAAGATCACCATTTCGACCATTCTATAAATGGTGCATCATGCCAACGGTAGACGCACAGCCACAAGCGAGACAGTGGATAGCAACATATAAGTCGGCAGATGCTTGTTTGACATACTCAGAATGGGCTGGGGAAGTATTAAAAGAACAATCTGGTGGAACTATTAATTATTTAGGAATTTCCCCACCATCAGCACATCCAGCATATAGACCTATGGATAAAAAAGCTTTACGTTCTAGCTTTGGTATTGATCCCGACATGAAAATAGTTGGAACGGTAATGAGAAACCAAAGAAGAAAGCTATATCCAGACCTATTTGAAGCATTTAGAATGTTTCTGAACTCCGTAGAAGATAGCTCTAAATATATGCTCTATTGTCATACTAGCTATCCAGACTTGGGATGGGACATTCCAGAATTACTACATCAGCACGATCTATCATCCAAGTTATTATTTACATACATATGTCCACAAACAAATAAGCCATTTGTGTCTTTGTTTAAGGGTGCCGTGGCTCAATCTCCTTATACTGGAAAATATGGTGCAACTCTTTCTAATGTTAAGCATGGTGTAGATTACGAAGATTTATCTAAAATAATCAACCTGTTTGATATATATGTACAATATGCTAATTGCGAGGGCTTCGGATTACCTCAAGTAGAAGCGGCTGCTTGTGGTGTTCCAGTAATGTCAACAGACTACTCTGCAATGGAAAGCGTTGTAAGAAATCTAAAAGGCATACCAATCAAACCAAAAGCCTTATATAAAGAATTAGAAACTGGATGCTTCAGAGCAGTTCCAGACAATGAATTGGCAGCGCAAAAATTGCTAGAATTTTTTAATAAGCCAGAGAGCATAAGAAATAAAATGGGCTTTGATACTAGACAAGCCTTTTTAGAGCATTACCAGTGGGATAAAAGCGGTAAGGCTTGGGAGAACTATTTCGATAGTGTAGAAATTGTTCCAGATCATTTGGGATGGAAGTCTCCACCAAGAATATTTAACCCAAAGCCAAAGCCGACAGATTTACCAGAGAATGTATCTCATCAAATATTAGCTAGATGGTTAATAACAGACGTATTGTGCGAACCGGATAAGATTAACTCTTATATGGAAGCAAGGCTAACAAGAGACTTAATGTACAAATGCACAACTTCCAGCACCGGAGGAATGTATTTCAATGAAAGCTCCGCAGCGTTCGATGGTAAGCAAAGTAGAACACCGTTTGATTTTACTATGGCCTATAATCATATGGCTGGCCTATGTAATAGAAGAAATTTTTGGGAACAACAAAGAATGCAGGCTGTGAAGAAATGAAAACATTATTTATAGGACATTATAAAGAAGGTAGTGGGTGGTCACAAGCAACCACTAACTCTATTTTAGCTGCTAATAGTGTCGGTTTAGACATAGTTTGTAGAAATATAAAACTTACTAACCACAGTGGCCCAATTGACAAAACCATTCTAGAGTTAGAAAATAAAGACTTGAAGAATATAGACTGTTGCATACAGAATGTCCTTCCGCACCACATAGTTGGGACACAAAAATTTAAAAAAAATATAGCATACTTTGTTGGCGAATCTAATACATTAAGATATTCTAGTTGGCTTATATACCTTAAATTAGTAGACGAAGTATGGGTGCCAAATCATAGTCTTAAATTAGCATTGACCAACGACGGGATAAATGAAAATAAGATTAAGGTTATACCATATGCTTTTAACCTAGAAAAGTATAAGACTATTGATCGTAAAATTAATTTTATGAACGATAACTATAAGTTTAAGTTCTATTATGTTGGTGATCTAAATGATAGAAAAAATATAGAATCAATCATTCGTTGCTTTTATAGCGAATTTGATAATTTTGAGCCTGTGACACTAGTATTAAAAGTCAAGAAGTTTGGCATAAATGACGTTGATCTAAATAAGCACGTTATTAATTTATGCAACATGATAAAGAAACAACTAAGAATATACGATGATGTCTCTATGTATAATAGGGAAATTATTGTTCCCGGCGAACTTAGTAACGAAGAAATAGATATATTACATTCTTCCTGTGATTGCTTTATTAATGCTTCTCATGGAGAGGGGTGGTCAATACCAGCTTTTGATGCTATGTGTTTTGGGAAAACGCCCATATGCAGTAATGAGGGCGGTCCAAAGGAATTTATCAACGAACAGGACAAGAATACTGGAAGCTTAATAAATGGAGTATATTCTGTATGCGACCATTCTGATCCAGCTTTTTCAGACATTTTTACAGGCAGAGAAGAATGGTTTACCCCAAGCGAGTCTGAAATGAAAAAAGCTATGAGGTATTACTATGAAAATAGAGACTCTATAGACAGAACCGCTGGTATTAAATATGCACAAAAGTTTTGTTATGAGAGCGTTGGTAATTTAATAAAGGATGCCATATATGCTTAATAACTCTGTTAAAAGATTAATTAATATAGCCAACAAGCCAAAGCCAGAAAAGTACAATATACTCACTTTTCCAACGCATGAGCGATATGAAACTCAGTTAGCTAAAACTGGCCACAATTTTTATTCTTTTCACATGCCACAGTTTAAGAAATGGAATAGTAGTCAACTACCGACACCGCCCAATTATTACATCTTGCCAGAAGAAAATATGTGTGACTATATTGATTACGACATGATATTGGTGCAGAGTAAATTCTGGCAGTTTCAAGTAGCACAGCAAATTAATCAACATTTACATTTACCAATTTTATGCCTAGAGCATACTTTGCCAACTCCTCAGACTTTATCTAAAGAAAATATATCTTCTATGCAGCGCATGTTGGGGGATATCAACATTTTTATTTCTGAGTATTCAATGAAAGCTTGGGATGTTGATCGTAACATAGTGGTAATTCATCATGGAATAGATACAAATGTTTTTAAACCGCTAGATTCTCCAAAGTCAAGCTATGTTCTTACTGTAGCAAATGACTTTGTAAATAGAGATTACTGTCTTAATTATTCTGGATGGAAACGGGTCACTGATGGCTTACCAACCAGATTAGTAGGAGACACAAAGGGTTTGTCTACATCGGCTTCGTCAACCGACGAACTAGTTCAAGAATATAATCAGTGCGGCGTATATTTCAATAGTTCTACATTAAGCCCAATACCAACCTCTTTGCTTGAGGCTATGTCGTGTGGCTGTGCCGTTGTTTCAACAGCAACGTGCATGATTCCAGAAATTATCACAAACGGGGAAAATGGATATATTTCTAATGACGAAGAAGAGCTAAAATCATACTTAAAACTAATTATAGAAAATGATGATTTGAGAAAAAGGCTTGGAGATAATGCTAGAAGAACTATTTTAGAGAAATTCTCAGAGCAAGATTTTATTAATAACTGGAACCAACTATTTGATTTTACATATGAGGCGTCAACCAAATGAAAATACATATTACTGAAAATATAGATAAGGTATTACAAGATCATCAAATTGTTCCAATCTTGTATGGAAAGATAGACCTTGGAATAATTCCAGATAACGCGGCTCAGTCCATTGTTGCAATAGATGCTCTGGACAGCATACCAGCAAATTTATTAGCTGAGTTTTTCCAGAAAATTTCACAAAAAATGAGATTTGGTTGCAATATTATCGTGGGTGGATTAGAGCTATCATCGCTATGTAAAGATGTTATTAGTGGAAAGGTTAGCACCAATGACTATAATAATCTAATTTATAGCAAACGCGGAGTATATAGCGTATCTGATATTTTGAGCATATTATCACAACTTAATTTGAAGATAGAGTCAGTTATTATGAAGGGGCATAACTATGAAATCAAAGCTACCAGACCGATCACTACAAACTAGTTGCAAAGAGTGCGTATTTGCCACATATGATGGTAAGACGCAAACTGGCTGCTTGGCTGATAGAATAGTTAAATTCCAAGATAAGGTCATAGAAGCCTATGACAATGATAAAGAATTTTATGTTATCAATGCTTTCTGCAATTACTATAGAAAACCAAGTTGGAACAACGGTGTCGCAGATTTAAGCAGGGTCAAACGTGAGTCTGGATTGTCGTTTGATGTTTTTATAGATTGTAACGACATGGATGATGATTATTCTTCAAGGGTAATTGATTTTATTAATAATATAGACTATTATCCTAAAAAGATAAATATCACATTATTTCACACGTATGATCAACCAAGAGAAACATACTCAAAAGTATCTAATATATATAAAAATATCAATAAAAAGGTAGACATAACAACGTGTG